ATCTCGTCAAAGTGACCATCGTTAACTTCATTCAGCATCACTAAACCTCGCCAATGTTTATTGGAAAGCTGATCCATATAACTCTCGTCATGTAGATAGTAACTACCTGCGATTATAGCACAAATTGATTGACCGTCTGCTCTTTTACCATATGCTACTTGCTTTCCCTGCTGATGACCAGCAATACAAGACATATGGAGCTTACTAATAATAGCACTGGCAGTACCTGCGGGCCTGCCCATAGCGCCAACAGGCCAATAATGGTTGAAACCAACACCATTGATAAAAACAGGATGGAGGAAAGCATGTACGTCCCAATCTTTTTCGTAGTTTAAATCCTTGGTGGAGATGAGTCCCTCAAGGGTAGGGTTGTTATTAATAGCACGATCAATACGATTCTCATGGTTGCCCATAAGCATAACCATACGGGGCTTGTACACCTTGTGTTTAGATTCTTTCTGGGACTTCTGTAGGGTACGTAGTGGTGCTAGCAACTCTTGCATAGCCTCCTTAACTACCTCTACATCCTTCTTATATCGTAAACCTTCAAAGTATTTAGACCCCTTAACATCGTGTGTAGAGAGGCTAGGCATATCTGCAAAGTCACCCAGATTAACTACTACATCTGGTCTATAGTCACAGATAGCCTCACCTGCCCACTTCAAGTGATCTCGTGCTACGCCTTCTTTAATCTGACAATCCGGTATTACCAGTATCTTCATCAATGTCTCCAAAGTTGTTCCAATTATGATCTACATAGGTGCTAACTCTTTCGTATACACCTACGTAACCTGTAGCATCCAAGAACTTAGCAAACTGAATAATGATGTTGCCCCACTGTGTCTCATCACTCATCTCAAACTCATGCACAATACGTTGGTTAGTTGGAAACTCAATGTCTGAAAAGATGTTGTCTTCAAGTTTAGAGGGTTTAGTTTGTTCAAAACGGAATCGCATTTGGTTCTCCTTCAATAACAATATAAGCTTTAATTGGTATGTATGACTCGAATCCACCATTGTTGCATTGAGCATCATATCTTGCGCTACTAATAGCACTAGTTTCTGACACATACAACTTTGGTGTTGCTGTATTTTGTGCACACTTGTATTCCATGTGCGCTTTGTGTTTCAACACCCACACTTCCTTAATTACTTGCATTTGTAATCTCCATAACTCGTGGTACATCTACTACTTCTACCAAGAACTCTGGGCCACTTGCATATAAGAATGTACGCATCTCTGGGAAACATTCCTTTTTAAAGTTGCAATAGCTGCAAGATGTACACAATTTCTTATTCTTACTAGTCTTACTAGCAGGAACAGGGTCAAGTCGTTTAATGGTGTCAGGGCTAGACATACTGGCAATCTCTGCCGCATGTTCAGCTTGCATCTTAAACAAACTTTTGTTCACCTCAATTGGGTAGTAGTTTACGTGTCCTAGCTCCTTCTGTATAGTAAGAAAGCCAGCATTATCATAATTAAGAGTAGTAGCATAGCCGTTAAGTTGTTGGTAATATCCAAATGGGTCATCAATTAAATTGTTCTTAAACTTCTCTTCAGAATATTTAGTAACACTTTTAACGTCAACCATCACACCATCAATAACAGCGTCAATACGACCTCGTACATACCAACCGTCACCAATGTCATAGATAACTCGCTCTTGCTTCTTCTCTACTGTATGACCCGCATCTTCTGCCACATTCAACACAAGCTCTTCTAAGATGTCGCCATAAAAGAACTTGAGCAGTGCTCTACCGTCTGGTTTCTCAGCAATGGTAGGCATATTATACTTGTACCAAAGTCGTCGTGGGCATGGATCACCAACTTCAGAGAAGTACAATATCTTCTCCTCACGTTCACGATCTCGTGGTGTAAACCATTTATCGTAGCTAACTTCTACTTTGTTGTTACTAGTAACAGGGGACAAGCCCCCGCTAACAACACTGTATACGTCATCTACTAGTGTAGAGATATTCTTCATTAGGCAACCATCGCTTCTGCTTGTGCGGCATCCAAGTCGCCACATGAGTAGGCTTCAAACATACGAGCCACACGCAGAATTTCAGAAGCGTAGTCTTCAATAGTACCTGAGTATGTTGCCATGTCAACGTAGTCTCCAATTGCCTTAGTAGCATTGGTTACAGAATTCTGTCGGACAATGGCACGATCACCATGCAAGAGGGGAATAGGGAACACCTTAGCCGGAGGGCTGTAAGGGGCTTTAGCAGGGCTTGCTGAGGCTGTTACTGGTGTACCACCACTACCCTTCTTAATCATCTGCACAGACGTAAGATCAACGTTCTTACCGTAGGTGTTCTCGGTATATTGAAAGTCAATCTCATCCCCAATACCAAACGTGGGCTTCTTAAAACCGTAGCTGAAACGTTCACCATTAGCGACAATGGTGTACGCAGGTTTAGGGCCGAACTTAGTTGTAACTTCTTTAGTTGTGATGTTCTCGATTGTATAGCTCATTTATCTTCCTTTAGTAAAACTTCTTTATCTTGCCAGTTATATCCCGCATCTACGCCTACGCCTAGCTTGCATGGAAAGTCAATGTTGAAAATAGATTTCATATATTTAGGTGCATCCTCCAACGTTTGTTTGGCTAATATAGCACACTTTTCTAGCTTGTCAATAGGTACATCAAGTACCACACTATCGTGCACAGTCATTATTAGTTTAACATCTGGTGTTAGTTTAGCATCTTCCAACTTGCGAAGCAAGATACCAACCATCATAGGAACAATGTCACCTGTAGCAAACCCTTGAATAGGCCAATTCTTTAACTCGGTAGGACTGAATGACAGACCTCCTTTGTATTCGTTTGGATACTTGTTAAAGATGTAGTGCCTACCTGTAGGGCTGTTGTGAAAGTATGTATACACTGGCCCACTCTTGTCTGGGTCATAGCTTACCACTGCTTCCTTCTCTGCTTTTGCAACTATTTCTTCATGGTATTTCTTAACTCCTGTGTATCGTGTGTAGAATGTGTTAATAAATTTCTTAGCTGTTGCTCTATCACAACCGCTTTGCGCCATAAGTGTAGTAACTCCTCCTCCGTATACGAGTAAGAAGCTAAATCGCTTAAAGGGTTTCCGTTCTTTGTCAGTTGGATACCGACCATACATTCCTTTGTAAAGTTCACGGTGCATGTCACGACCGTTATTAATATCATCAATGAGGGTTAAGTCATTAGCTAAGTAGGCTAGTGCAACCATTTCTAGTTGGCTGTAGTCAAGCTCCAGTATGTTGCCCTTATTACCATAACGGCTGACATAGGCACGTTTAACGTTGCCTGTATCTGTCTGGTTCTGTAGGTTAGGATTAGTAGCTGACAACCTACCTGTCTTAGTTGCACAATGGTTAAGGTTAGGATAGATGTTATCGTCAGGGAAACGTAAGCCAAGTAAACCCTCGTAATAGGTGTCCTTAATCTTACTGCACTCACGAATGATGAGTAACTGATCTGCAACCTCATCACCTTTCAATGCCAATTCTTTCAACACACTGTCGTCTGTAGAGTAATAACCACTCTTGCCTAACTCCCCCGTAGCGGGATACTTTCCATCAACTTTACGAATTTTCTCCACAATCTTGCTACGTGGATTACCATTCTTATAAAACCCATCATCAATCTTTTCCTTGTATTTCTCCTCACCTCCAAAGAAGTATAGCGATAGTTGCTTAGGGCTAGCTGTATCTAAGTCAGGTGCTAACTCAGCTACTGCGGCTTGTGCTTCCTCCAACACTGAAGCATACCAATCACGTTGCTTCTCAACATAATCCCAATCAACTCGCATACCGTTACGGTTCATCTCGATAGTTGAACGCAATGCATCCATCTGTGTGAACATCAATGGCAATATCTCTAGTGCTTCTGCCTCTGCCCACTGTGCTTGGAATATCTGTGCTGTGTTAGTTACATCACCCTCTAGATAACTTAACAACTCTGACTTAGGAATCGCATCAGTGTCTAAGCCATTCTTCCAATAGGCTTTGATCTTGTCATCTTTCAATGCATGTTTACCAATGTACTCTGCTGTCAACTCATCTAACGATGCATACAACTGACGCTGACCACTGAGTAAATAGGCGGCTAGTTGTGTGTCCCAGATACGTGGCAATGTGTTACTAGTATCACGGTAGACGTACAACAAATCAAACTTAACATTGTGTCCGATAACAATGTCTGCGCTGTCACATGAATGCCGTAAGTCTTCTAAGTTTAAACCGTCTTTGTCATACCTGTAGCCATAAGACCCGCCAATTGGGTATGTGCCCCAAGCAATTACCTTGTTACCTCTCCACATAGGGTTGCCTGTATTGTTACCTACTGGGCATCTAATGGTTGTCTCAAGGTCAATTACTAGGTTCATCTAACGCATCCTTTTTAATTGCAAGTAATAGGTCTTTAAGGTTAAGTAGAAACTTATATTCTTGTGGAACACCATGCTCCATTGGTCTACCCTCTGTAACAAATATGTAATCATTTGTAATGGTAATTGGATACCATGCATCCCAAGTATTCTTACAATAAATGCGTAGATCACCGTCCTTATCTACATACACATCACCACTACTTAATCCTGCATTTCCTATTTGTCGAGAACTAAATCTGAATTTACCAAAATCTAAATGAAAACCAACAACTGAAGTGTTACTTGTTCCCATTGCATCCTGTCTTCCTATTCTAAGCCCATTAGCATCTAATCTAGTGGCTGCGTTTGACGCTGTTTGCCCAATTAAATTAACAATCGGTGTGCCTCCTATTACCATTGTTGTGTTGTAAGTAGAGCCTGATTGAAGTAAAGAAGATGAGGCTAATGCTAAAGAACCAGTTGCTGCAAAATTGCCAGTATATCCTTGTGAAAATACAGAAAAGCCTATAATTGCACTTCCTGCCGCTGCGCTAAATTGTGCAGTAGACAAAGTGCCTGTATTTTGATTTTCAACACGAATACCCATAGGAGCATTTGTGTTTCTAATAACATTTAAATCTCTCGTTGTAGCAGGAGTTAAAGATGCTTCACCTACCAACATTTCACCAGTGCTTCTTATGTACATTTTAGGCGTTAACCCTCCTGCACTTCTTGTAACAACAAAAAAGTCAGCATAATTATTTGTTCTATCAACAAACTTTGCGCCAAAATAAGCGGAATGAGCGGCGCCAGCCGAAGATGTGAATGCCATTGAAGCCACATTACCAGTGGTGTTGTTACTGTTGGTTATTGTCATACCAACACCATTTGAAAGGTTAGTTCC